TGCGTAGAAGAGATGCGCTCTTCAAGCTCTTCAATAAACGCATCCCATACTTCTTTGTCGTTGACTATTCGCTTAAGCGACATTACCACTGAATCCTTGCTCACCTGGTGTTGGTGCTGTACCTACACCCATCTGACCGCCGCCACTACCTGTGGTGTCCTGTACGCCCTGTGGGCCTTGTCCTTCTGGCGCTGGGCCACCCTGAGGCATAGGAGCACCTTCCTGCCCTACAGGAGGCTGTGGTGGCTGCTGGAAGCCCTTTAAGATCTCAGCTTGGATAGCGGCATCCTGCATGGAGTTAGTAACCTTGTCTGGGTCAAGATCCATAGACTTAGCAATCTCACGAATGATGTAGTCCATCTTAGCAAAGGGAGCTAGTACTGGGTTTTGTGCAACCTGTAGGAACTGCATCAAGCGCTGTGACCGTACTTCGTTAGCCATCAAGCTTTCTGTACCAGAGGCACGAACCTCTAAGTCACCTCGAATAGATGCGTCAAAGTCAAACTGCATGTTAAAAGCAAAGAAAGCCTTACCCATAGGACGGATCAAATAGTCATCTACGTTCTTAACTACAGCACGGATACTACCGTTAGCTGCACTCATAAGCATAGAGATACCTGAAGCTGTACGCCCTACGCCTGAGACACCAGTTTGACCGTGTGCGAAGCTAGGGAATCCTGTACTCTCATCAGCCAAGACACGAGCCTTGTCAAAGAGTTGCATGTTCTCTTGTGCTACGTTAGGGAACTTAGTGCCGAAGATAGCTTGTCCAGGGGCACCCCCTTGGCGGCGGAAGACCTTGCCAGGGTACACACTCATGTCTTGACCTGGTACAAGGTTAGTCTCATCTACTTCAATGATAAGATTACCAGACAGTGCAGCATTGTCAATAGCCATACGCATAAAGCCATTCATCAATGTTTGAGTATCATCCATGTTCTCAGCAATACCAATGCCAAAGAAGCTATAGGGGTTGTGCTCATATGGTACAGCATAGTAAGGAATACGTGCAGGCTTAAATGGGTTTAGTACAAAGCGAAGTACTTCACCATTACATACCCAGATATTACAATTAAGCTCATCAAGGTCTTTATATTCACGTGGAATCTTAACGCCATTCTCTTCTAGGATGTCTACATCAACAAAACCCCAGAACTCCAATACTTCCCAACGTTCTGAGTCAGCCTGTGTATCATCATCCTCCATAGCCATTTCCCAGTGCTTCTGCACATAGTCTGGGCCTTTAGCGATAGCAGTATCAAGTGCATCCTTCATAAAGTAAGGACGGCTCTTTAGAGCACGAATCTGAGTGCGTGACATCTTGTGACGCTCAATGATATACTCTGCTTCATCCATAGAGGCAGCTTCTGGATCAGGGTAGAAGTTCCAGCATGATACGTGCTGTGTTTCAGGAACAGTCTTAACGATAGGGTCATACTCACCCTCTTCATTCCAGTTAGGATATTCCTTATCTACAGCGAATGGACCCTTCATTACACCTGTACCAAGTAGAGCCATCTCAAACGCCATAGAGCGCAAGTGAATCGAAGCGCCAGACTCTTCTAGCTGATCGTGGATCTTCTTTTCCATCTTCTTAGCTGCAATAAGAGCAGGGTGGAATGTAATTGTAGTAGGAGTAGTGCCATCACCCTCAACAAGCTTATCACTTACAGTTGAAAGCTTATCTTGTAGTGGTCCAACACGCCGTGCTAGGTCTGCAAGTGTCTCACCGGGTTCAAGCTTTGTGTCTGGACCAATCAAGTAAGGCTTAGGTGCTGGTTGTTCTGTAACAGACTTTAAGGCATCTCCAGCAGCCACTGCATTAGGGTCAGCATTAATGTGTACAGACTCTGCTACACCATCTGGCAGAATGGAGGGGTCTACACTCATAGGGAACTTGTTGTTACCAAACAGTACATCTGTAATAGAGCCGTATGCAGCAAGCGTCTTGGTCTTAGTTACCTTAACAAATACACGAGACTTCTCTGTGTCTGTGAACTGTACATCAGAACTGTAAAGACCACGATAGTTGCGATAAGCACGTAACCAGCGCTGCTCATCTGAATAACGAGAGTCTTCTGAACGTGAATAACGCTGTTTAACAAAGCTAACAACACTAGAAGCCTCTGTGAAAATACTGTCTTTAGTATCTTCTGCAGCGGTTACTTCGTCAGTCTCAAACGAAAGATCATTGATTTCTGCCATGTTTTATATTCCTTAATAGCCGAAGCTGGGATCAGATGCCTGAAAGCCTGTGCGTTGTGTTGCTGGGTTGTAATCCCATATACTGCTCCGTGGACGTGTCATAATACCATAGCGTAGAGCATCGTAAAGGTGATCTTCTGCATTAGTGTCTACGTCTTCTGGGTTCTTCTTATCCAATGGGATGCTAGGTATCTGTGCAATAGTGTTTGTACAGTTGTTCATAAACACAAGGCGAGGCTTATCAGTAAACTCATCTACCTGTAAACGCCTATGTATTTCGTTCTTACCTGCGACACGTGAGCCTCTTGACCTGTCAGACGGACGCCAACGACACCCTTTGTGATTCATCTGCTCTGCCAAGCTAGGCCCAGTGTCGCCACGGTTGTGCCATAAAGAACTATCTAGCACCCCGTATCTCATTGTACCATCTTTTGCTTCTGCTTCAAGTATTAAATCAGCTAAGTCAGAAGCTGTAACTTTAGACACATACATCTCACGGTACACAATTAGTTGTTCATCTGGTGCTACAGCAAACCACAAAACACCAGTGTAACTGCCATACCCATAATCACAAGCCCTAAACTTTGCCCAAGAGTCAGGGATCTCGAAGTGGTCCACGACATGTATCTTGCGGTCAAACTCTGGAAAAGCTGCACCCTCATTAACATCCCAGTTACCTTCAAGTAACTGCTTACGCTGATGCTCTGGAAGAGAGAGAAGCATTGCTTCATAGTCCCCAGAGTCAGATAGGTACGGATTGTCAAAAAGAGACGCTGGTATAAAACGTCTTTTAAATAGAGGTTGACCTGCTTTACTATGACCCTGAGGGTAGGTAATCGTTTCACCTGATTCAAGATGAGTTGCCCAGAACGCTTGATTTGATCTCTCAGGGTCAATAAACATCTTTTTAACCCAAGCATGTCCACTTCCTCCAGGGTTTGTTGTAGCCCTCATGTAAAGGCCAAGTTTGTTAGAGTGTGCAGATCTCAAGCGAGATCTCATATAATCCCAAGCGTAAGGGCTAGACCATTGCGTAAGCTCATCGAATCCAATCCAGTTAAAAGCCTGACCTTGATACCGTGTGACATCCGTGTCTTTATCAAGATAAGACATCCAAAGTCTGCCGCCTTGAGGAGAAGTCCATTGAGATTTTCGTTCCGACCACTTAATACCAGGTACTGCACGGGGATATAACTCCTGACTCTTTTGTATGAGTTCTCTTAGTTCTTCTGTAGTATGTCGTACCAGTAGACCTGAGAAGTTAGGGTCATTCAGTCCATGTAGAGGGTCAGCCAACATGGCGTAGCTCTTACCCCCACCAGCTGCTCCACCATAAAGTACCTCACGCTCTGATGCACTAAGGAAGTTAGACTGTGGCCCTGGGTTGGGCTTAAATACAACTTCTTGCGCTAGATCTACGTCATAATCAGGGGCTTTAACAGTAGCAGGTACTGTGTCAATAACCTCAGTCTTCTGAGATGCTGTAGCTACCGACTCTACCTTCTTCAAGCTTCTTGATTTGCGAGAGCGTTTCTTCGAGCCGCTTGGCAAGCTTGCGTTTAATTGCAGCTGATTTCTTACGTTTTTGCTCAATTTTAATTCTCTTGTGTAGGCCCATATGAGATATGTAGCGTCCAGTAGTCTTACTCAACCACAAAGCTACTTCACGGTAAGAGTACTGCTTTAAGTGACGCTTTGCAAGCTCTAATGCTTCTAACTCCTCTATTACTGGCTGTAATAATCTGTCATTGTCAGGATGTACTATATAGCCAAAAGGTACTTGACGGTTTGATACACGAGCTATTACGTGCCACTCCCTCTCTTTACCTTTTAAAGGTCTGGGTAACTCCCAAAAACCTAAGTCTCTATCGTAGTCATATGTAGACACTGTTACTCATTAGAACCTTCTTTAGGGGGCAGATAAAAGATACCACCTCCATTAGAAGTAACATCCACTTTATCTATCTTACCAAGTCCTGCACGATCAAGCAAGTCCTTAGCTGCAGCCATCTTCTCTTTAATGCCTAATTCAGTAGGGTCTGATAAAGCACCTACAAGAGCCATTACAGCCTTAGGGGCAGAGCGAGAGAAGTGAGTACGTGTTGCAGAAGCAATCTCGTCTTTAAGAGATTCAACGATAAGCCTTGTAGGAGTATTGTCACTGTATCCAGCTAATTGCTTAGCACGAACAACGTCACCTGCAGCCTCATCGAAGAGTACTTCCAAGAACTTCTGTTGATTCTCTGTTAGTTGTCGTGCCATGTTGTTTTCCTATCGGTACTTTTAAAGCGTGTCATTCGTAAAGCAAAACTACTCAACCATAAGTTCTGTATGGTCACGGTTTATGTACTTTAGCTCATTCTCTATAACAGCTACACGCTGCTGTATTTCAGTGATTCTAGCTATAGTACGAGTTAAAGCATCTAACTCATCCCATAACTCTTCTATATCAACCCAAACGTAGTCTATCTCCATAGAATTATCTAATACGTCACGCTTAAGATTGACGTTATCTTCGATAGCCATACGTGAGCCAAGCTGGCTTACTGTTTCTTCTAGGCTTGCTATTGTGGAAGCCTGTTGAGATACCCACCACACACCACCAGCAAGCTGTACAGCCATAGCAGCTACAAGTGCTAAGGGTATCTTAACGTTTTCCATAATAGCTCTCCTAACTATTTGAAACTTCCTGCTACGACATTGCGTATCTCTCCACGAGCAATGCCAATATCATGTAATTCTTTGTCTGACATGTTGGTTAGAATCCAGTAGTCAGCACGGGCTTGTTGTGCCTTTTGTAAGCTTGCGAGAAAGTCTGTGAATGTTTTAACGATTAGTGCGTACATGGTATGTTCCTATGTGTTTAACCTAGCTCCATTGCTAGACTTACATAGTTATACTCATGTTAGCGCTGCTTACCTCTACTAAGTTTGCATACCCGCTATGTGTTATCCAACAGGAACAAACGTTTCAGTGACAGTACACATAAAGTCTAGCTCTGGTGTAGCTTGGCTAGTAGCCACACAACGTATCTGGTCTCCAGGTTCCAGAACTAGAGTAGCACCAGTAAGAAGAATAGACTCACCTACTCCCAAGTTCTTACCACCAATAAGGCGGAACTCTGCTGAGTCACTAGCCCTGTACCACTTAGCTGTAGCGGATGTAGTACCGTTAGCATTCACAGCAAAGAGCATAGACACCTCACCACGACAGTTAGCTGGGCAAGTGTACAGAGTTTCTACTTGATCCTCTGTGTCACAGATTACACCCTTACTAACAATTCGTGCTGCTTTGCCTGGGGATACAAGTGTCATTACTTCTTCTTAGCTTTCTTAACTGTCTTAACTACCCATGCTTCATTTACATCAGGAGTGTTGGGGTCATCAGCAATGAAATGTCCATTCTCATCCCTAGCTCGTACCACTTCCAAAGTATCCTCAACTACAACAGCCTTCTTTGCTTTAGGCGCTGGGCGCTTAACAGGCTGCGTAGCTGCAATGTCAGCTGCCTCACAGATAGCATTAACGTTAGGGTCTTTGCTCTGTACGTTACCGTAGTTGTCTTCACCAGCAGATTGATTACCCATGGAGTCCCACACGTAGCCATGCTCATCTACACGGTAGCCCTTAGCTTCCAGTGCTTCTTGGTATTTGTGATAATACTTCATTACTTCATATTCTTCATTGGACGTTCAGCAGCCATAGAAGCACCGCAAGGTACTGAGCCGCCTTTGTTGTAACCCATCTTCTTAGTCATACCACCCTTCATATAGCCCATCTTCTTAGCTACTTCAGGTGCTTCTTTCTTAAGAGCTTTCATACCTTTGTTCATCATTTTAGTATTCCTCATTCATGTGTTGATCTTTACAATCCCACCCTTGGCAGGACTTCTCTTGGCTACAAACAAACTTAAACTTACTACAAGCACCTAAGCCAGACTCAATGTTCAATGACTTGAGAGTACGAGCA